CAATTTTTCTTTTTTCTTTTTATTATTTTTCTTTCTTTTTATTATTTTTCTTTCTTTCTTTTTATTATTTTTCTTTTTTTTTATTATTTTTCTTTTTATTATTTTAAAAAATAAATTATAGTATTATATAAATTTAATTAATTGATTATGTTAAAAAAAAGAAAATATAATGTACTAAATGATAATTATAAATTTTCAAATAAACAAAAATACATTACTGAAAAATATATGATAGAAAAGTTAGATATTATCGAATCATACCTTATAAATAACACTAATCAAAATGACGAAATAATAAAGAAGTTAAAAAAAATAGAAAATAAGTATAATATTTACGAATCCCTAGAAAATCTAAAAATATATAAGGATACTCGTGATGATAACGATGGATCTATTTCCAAAACCGCAATTAACCAGGTGGATGGTCTACCTATTAAAAAAATAAAACAAGAAAATTGTTCATATATTTCATAAATTATTTATAATTCAAATATAATTCAAATACTTAATATAAGAATGTCATACGGTTGTCATATTGCTAAAAATAGTCATATATTATCTAGTCCAAATAAAAAAAGAAAAACTATATTAGAAGCTATTCAAAAAGATACTGAATATATGAAATTAGGGTGTGCTCAAATTTTTGTTCAAGGTCCTCGTAATTCACATATGGCGATTATTGAACACGAAGAAATTGTTGAATATTGTAATATAAGAAAAATAAATTTATATGTTCATTCTAGTTATATTACGGTTGGTATATTTTCTATCAACCCAACCAATAAAAATACAGAGAAAAGTAAAACTGCAATAACAAATTTATTAAATCAATTAGAAATATGCGATAAATTAAAATCAAGAGGATTTGTAATTCACTTATCCAAAAAAACACCTGATGAAATTATAGAAGCTATGTCGGTTATTATACCATTGATTAAGTCATATAAAACACCTATTGTGTTTGAACAACCTGCTAAAAAACCGGATGATTTAAAAACTTACGAAACTGCAGAAAAGATAAATAAGTTAACTGAATTAATTATGCTCAAATTTCCAAAATTTAATAATTGGTATTGGTGTATTGATACATGTCATTTATGGAGTGCCGGAATTGAATTAAATAATATCCGTATAATAGAAAAGTGGATTGCTGATATAAAATACCCAAAAAAAATAGGTTTATTTCATTTAAATGGCGGATCCTCAGATATATTTAATACAGGTAAGGATAAGCATATTGTGCCATTTTCAAACGATGATGACATTTGGAAAAATATATTTAATGTATCAAAAAAAATAAACAATGCTGTATATAAAAAATCCTCTATATATCCAATTATACAATTTTGTAAAAAGAATAATATAGATTCTATTTTAGAAATAAACAGAGGTTCCGTAGATGATATTTATTTTGTATTTCATATATTAAATATTTTATTCAACCTCCATTAATTATTTTTTACTTTTCTTTTTTCTGCTCTTCTTCTTTTTCTTAGCTCCGCTTTTTTTAGCACTTCTTTTCTTACCACCAACCAAGGGGCGACCACCTATACGCTGACCCAGTGTTGATTTCCGACCCCCTGCGATACCAGTGCTGTATAAAGTCATATTATTATATATAATATGATATATATTTTATTAAAAAAATATTTAATATATAATACAAAATATTTATTTAAAATATTTATTTATATATAAATGAATGAATTAAAGATAATAATAATAATACTGCTCCTATTGTATTATTTATTCGCCGGCGCTGAAGGATTTGTATCCGATAATACAATAAAAATAATAGAGAAAAATAAAAAGTTATTTTCTCCTACTACACCATATAAAAATGCAGTATACGGCATATGTGGTAGTAAAAAATGTATAGATGTCGTGGATCATTACAAGATAACCGAGATGTACGCAAACGATCCAGAAGATATTAATGAATATAATTTAAAAAAACAATTAAAATATTAAAGAGTTAAAATATTAAAGAGTTAAAATATTAAAGAGTTAAAATATTAAAGAGTTAAAATATTATATAGTATAAATATACATTTTTAATACATCATTATTATGATTTTTAATATATCGCCTATTACAATAGGCATATTATTTATTATATTTATTATTTCAATAACATTGGTTATATTTGCCCCACGTAGTAAAAATTATTATAATGCTGATATTTTTCCAATTATAAAATATATAAATGATAATAATAAAGATATAATTGAAAATGATTTAGATATTATAAAAAAAGAAAACGAATGGATTTTATGGCCTGATGTAAATAATGTAGTAAATGACTATTTAGTATATCCCATTTTTATGTTTGGTAATTTTTCAGAATCTAGAAAATCAAAATGTAAAAAAAGTGTAAATTTAATTAATGGTATACCCGGTGTTAAAACATTTGCTTATCTAAAAATATCTAAAAAATCCAGAATCAAGAAAAATAAAAAATGGCAAGAAATATCAAATGATACACTATGTTGTTTGTTTATAATGGAATCGCCCTATGTTAGCAAGTCAGAAGATTGTTGTATTTGGACTGATGGTGAAATTAAGAAATTAATAAAAAATAAATTAATTATATATGACGCAAGTAAAGAACACAGTATAATAAATAACAGCGACTATCCTATATATATACTTATGCTAGATATTAAAAAACCGGTAAAATATCCAATCGGTATTTCATCGGTAAAGTATAATGATGAAGTTCATGATTTTATTAAAAAAAATATGTTATAAATGATCATTATTTAATACATTTATTTTATAAATAATATTATTTGTTTTTGAAAATAGATGAACATCGGTATCTACTAATTTACTTTTTCCAATATATATTTGTTTTGTATATGTATTTATAGTAATATAATTATCATTTTGAGAATTCATATTATATTCATGCTCATAATAAGGTGACTCTGCAAAAATTCCATATTTACATATTGATAATAATATATCTTTTTTTTGTTGAAAATTTTTATCAGCTATATAGTTTGGTAGAATATGTGAATTTTTATCATTTTTAATATACGAAAGTGCTTTATAAGCACTAACATCATATTTAACTAATATTGTATTTAAAATTACATAACCGGTTAATTTAAATATATAATCACTAAAATTTATATTTACACAGTCGTATTCGTATAATGCCGTAAATATATAAGCATTTACTAATATGTATGACCTATTGTATATTTGTGTTTTATTATACTCATTTCCGCTGGAATCTTTTTTTATTTTAATTACTTTTTTCCCAATATCTAAAATGAATATATTATCATACAGTGGCATTTTTGATACAAAGCATAGTTTCGATCTAAATGGATATTTATCATTATCCAATATATATTTTTCTTTGTTCTCTTGTTCAGCGTAGTTAAAATCTTCTTTTATTTGAATATACCATTTCATATCAATATTAGGCTTTCTAATTTTATACATCTTGAGAGAATTTATATGTATTGTTGGGTATTGATCACTAGTCTGCTTATTAATACTTGTAATTTCGGTCATATATAATTTCGCAATTTCATAGTCGATGCCATATTTGGTTGATATAGTTATTTCTATGTCAAATATATTTTTATTGAAGCATGTATATTGTTGTATTGCCGGGTAATTAAGTTGCATTAGTCCATTACTTACATTAAATAAATTTATATCGTCTACTATAATTGTATTAATAGATTGAAGTAAATAAGACTTTGGTAAATATTTTATGTATTCCGATACTATTAAAAATGGAATAGTAGTAAAATAGGAATTGTTTGGGTTTGCATCTTTAATTAACCATACAAATCTATGTCTCTTCAATAATTTTTTCAAGTCGCTTTGTGATCTAGCGAACCCCCGAGACTTTACTGAATTATGTCCTTGTGAATTTGAAATTTTATTTTGAAGTAGAGTGTGATTAGTTGATTTATATGTATTTAAATTAAATGGCATGTATTTATTATGGCCGTTTATTATTCTATTTACATCATTATCTATATCAATAAGTTTATGAGTCATCATTTCAATAATAGTATTAATAGAGGTTACTGCACTAATTATTCCGTTATTGATAGGCAGTCCTCCTGAAATGGACTCGACGTAAAATATAATTACTCCTATGTTTGATAAGACATCATATTCAACATCCATATATTTATATATATTATTTTTTTTAAACGGGGTTTCGTTCATTACCCCGTCTATTCTATATATATTTAAGTTATTTTCAATATTAACAATCTGCTTACATAGTTTATCGATTGAATCATTTATATTTACGATTTTTTCCGTAACGAATAACACCATTTGAAAAAATATGCTTATTTATAATATTACAAACCACATTTTCAATTTTAAAAATTGAAAATATAAATAATAAATAATAAAAACAACAGATTCTAAATAAACTCATTTATCTATGCTTAATTCTGGTAAATCTGGTAATTCCGGTAAATCTGATATTATTGAACTTAGTATTATATTAAATAACAAAACCATATCAATTAGTCAAAAAAATAATAGTGTTATTGAAACATTTAATACAATTTATAATAATAAAAAAAAATTAATAAATCTTTCTAAAAATACTAAATTTAATAGTATTGTTTTTATTAAAATTATAGAAAATGCATCTTATTCATTTAATTTCAATATTTTAATGAAAATTTTAAACGAAGGTGTATCATTCTTTACCGATTTTGAAGTATCCGCTATAATAATTAAAAGAATAGAAAAATGGACTAAAGGATTAGGTAAAAATTCCTACACTTGGAATAATTTAATAAATAAACCCGATTACGGATTAGAATTGTTTATTAACAGATTTTGGCCTTATTATAATGTTAAAAATAACGATTGGAAAACGGCGGCTGTTGCTGCTCTAGGAACTTCATCCGACGGAGATTATCCAATGGTATTAGATAATTTAACTACCGACATATTATTAAATAATAAACAAGGAAATATGAAATTAAGCGAGATCATTGAATTAAAAGAACTTACCAAAGATTTTAAGGAAGAATATAATATATCACAGCAACATAATAATTTCTTGGGATATTCAGTGTTGGATCCGACCAAATATCCGGATATTAATGATATATTAAGTAAGGTAGGCATTATTATCAAATTAAATTTACATATGATTGCATTTGAGTGCTTAGTTAGATTAATGATAACACCCGCTGTGTGTCATATAATTAAATACGATAAGTTTTGGGTATATATTAATTTAATATGTGTTCAAAATACGTATAAAAACATATTTTTACATTACTTTTACTATGCTATATATATTCTTAATCACGAAGATTTGACTATGTTCTCAAAAATAAAGAGAAATTATAGAATTATATTTAATCACGATGAAACAATTAATATGCCCGGATTTAACAATTGCCATATAAATGTTAATCCATATATTCAGCAATTAACTGGTTCAAATTACATATTTACTCAGATGCCATTTTATTTAAAATGTAATAGAAGATTTAATACAAAGCAAACATTTGAAGATAGATTATTTTTAGCGACTGGAGGTGCTTTACATAACATAAATTTATCTAAATATAAAGCCGCAGTATCTGGTTCTATTTTAATTCCTTGTGTTTGTTACAATGAATTAGAAGAAAAATTTATTAATATCAGATTTAATACATCTCGCAATACAGATAATATGATAATAATGTCCAATACTAATAATTATTCTAATAACGATTTATATACACATTTAGGTAAAATCTATAAATTAAATGAATGCGATAAAAATTTTATGTCATATTTGGAATATTACTACCCTTCTTATTATTCATTAAAAGACAATGATTATATAAAAAATGTATTAACCGAAACTGAAATCATATCCGAACCCGAAATTAACGAAATTTCTGACGATGACGATGACGACGACGATAGTATATCTAATGAGAGACCAAAAATTGAACAGTATAACTTATTATCAGATATTGATATTTCAATAACATGCGATAATTATGATTTATTTGAAAAATTATCAAAAAAATTAGCTAATGAAATTATTAAAAACTGTAAACATATAGGTGATGTATGGATTAAAAAAGTATTTACGGCATCATCATTTAAGTTTAAATTATATGGACCTGGCTTGATTAGACCAATCGATTTATTTAGAATATCATACGGCCCTGATAAAATGGTAAAGAAGTTTCATTGTCCTATTGTTAGGTCTTGGTATGATGGTGTAAATATACCATCGTTTAAATTAAATCAAATATGTTCTAACCAATTAAGTAGGATAGAACTTAATAGAAGTACCCATCTAATGAATAACACATTAGAATATGAAACGTCTGAAACTAATAATTATACAATTTCGGAATCGGAACATATAGAGTCTGACAGCAATTCAAATCTTGAATTAAATAACTCAGGCGAACTTATGGTAGATGATAATATATATTACAATGGATATAACTCATTAATAAGTTGTGTAATGACAACATTATCGGGTATTAATAATAATTATAAATGGTTCTTTAATTCTAAACCATGTATTGAAGTAATATTAAAATATGCACAGCGCGGATATACTACTATTATAAATAATAAAGAAAAGGAAGCATTGCTCATATATATGAAAGGAAGCGACCGATGGAATAACTATATTTCCGAAAATATTGATATATACGGACAGGTATCAAGCGAACATATATTCTTTCAACCGTGTTTATATAATTGCGGAATTAGATATAATCTACGGAAATTTACATTAAATGAAATATCAACATATTCTAAAACAATGCATGTCGGTATTCATAAATCGATAAGTGAATATAAAATAGATTTAAGTATTAAAACTAATAATCAATTGAACATACCCGATATGATTAAATTCAATTCGTTTAAAGAGTATATAGAAGACAATAATGATGACGAATTTTCGGATGCTGATGAATTCTAGTCTATCAATTATACGATTAAATTATTTTTTTTCAACTCATCTAATACGAGTATATCATGGATCAATTGACTTTTAAAATTTTTAACACTCAATATATTCGGGTCTTCTACATCATTTACGTCGGATGTTTCGGGTATAGTGTTAAAATTGTTATTTAATTTTAAAATTCGTATATCATTTATTAAATTATTTTTTGACCCAAAATGTCTCATATTTTTATTTTTATTATTTTTTATAGAGTTTACATATAACCAATTCGTATTTATAAAATTTTTATATGTTGTTTTATACATATTGAACTTATGTAAATCAATTATTTTTTTTTTATATAGAATATTTATATCGCAGGGATCGTGATAAAAATTACATATCTCTTTTTTTTTTAATAGGTTGTTACATGAATTACCATATTTACAATATAATATTTGATTAGTTTTTTCTATATTTATAGGTGACTCAGATTTACATGAACTGTTTATTTTATTATTATTAATATCATCTTTATTATATATATTTCCAATATTACCTCTATAAATGATATTATTTATTTTTATGGCATATTGATTTATATCGGAAATATAATAAAGGTGTGTATTAGGCAATTCATCTATATTATTAATCGTAATAATATTTACCATTATATTATTTATTAATTATATTTTTAATAAATTATTCAAAATAACTGGTTTCCTCAAAATCTGTATTTAATTTATATACATGACAACATAACTCACTTGTACATTCATATAAAATATTAAAATCGGTATTTAATTGGTCGTATAATATATCATCATTTGTAATATAGGGCATTAGTATTTCATTAATATCATATATAGAGTACAACTGATCAAAAAAAGACATACTAACTATATCATATAATTTTTGTATAACAAATTCATCAAATGCATTTTCGTAATATGATATAAGTAGAATTAGTTTATCTATTGTTCTTGGCATTGTTATTATTATAGTATTTTCTTTAATATCTTTAATAAATTTATCGTTATTTGTTTGTATGATTAAGAATTTAATAGTATTATTAAGAACATCAATACAATACTTAATTTTTTTGAATATTGATATGTTATATTGTTCATGTGTAGTATCTGTTTGTTCATTTGTTATTTTTACTAGTTGTAATTTACTTAGTATTATACTTCGTAAAGTATTATTTTCATATACATTAAATGATTTTAATACATCCATCTTACTATAGTATAAATATATTATATTAAAATTATATTTACATTTCATATTAAAATTCATAAAGCATTAATATCGGATTTTCTATCCATTCCGGATCATCCGTCGGAGTGCTTGCCGATATGTTATATGTTAATGGGTTAGTCTTTGATATGCCAGATGTTGATATGTCAGACGTGGATATGTCAGTCGCCGATATGTCAGTCGCCGATATGTCAGTCGCCGATATGTCAGTTGCCGATATGTCAGTTGCCGATATGTCAGTTGCCGATATGTCAGTCGTGGATATGTATGTTAATATATTAGTTGGCGGATTTATTAAAGATTTATAAAATTTAAAATATATTAATGATAATCCTATACCCGATGTTAAATATATAGGTGTTTTATAGTCCTTACTCATAATATACCTAAAATATATTTACTTTTTAAGTTATATTTAATAGCAATACATTCAATTAAATATGATTTTTATATATTAAAAAAAAAATATATATATTACATATATAATAAATGAGTATTTTATCAAACGATGAAAGAAAAAATAATAGAATTATTGATAATTTTAATTCAGAAGTTTCGTTATTATGTAAATTTTGTATAATTCGGGATAAAGATAATATTGATCTAATATGGATTGATAAAGCAGTAAGAACATTAAAATACGAAAATCCTAAATTTATCATAGAACTCTGTTTAGATAAGATATGGGATAATAAAGAAAAAATCATCGAGCGGGATGAACAATTTTTTAAAAATAATAATATAGAAGATAAATACATAGAGAATGAAAAAAATAAAGAATGGTTAAGCGGATTAATTAATGTATTGAGACATTTTTTATTTAATCTTAATGCCGACGATAAAGATTTTATATGGGAGCGATTTAATATAATGCTAGAATTAGTTATTGAATATAGGATAGTTAAAAAATATTTTAGATAATATTAATATATTTTACTTTGAATATATTTTACTTTGAATATATTTTAAAGAATATATATAAATAGTTTATATTATTAAATAGTATAAAATATGCCTCGTGGTATTAAAGTTAAAAAGACTAAATCCAAAACAGTTAGTCAAGATGATATGAACTTATTGAATGAAATGTTTAGTCAAATGACAGGTAATACAAATGCCGATATAAAAATCATAATCCCCAAATATGTAAAGATAATTGATAATTTATCTAAATATATTAAAATATACTCTCTTTTATTAAATTTTACAGATTTCACAAATTCATTTCCAGAACTTACTTCCAACTTTAATGAAATTAGACTTTTTATAGATAATTTAGTAGAAATAAATAAACAATATAATATGACCAGCGATGATTTTACAAATACAACACCTGATGAAATTAATATACAATATAAAAAATTAAAATTAGAAAAATTTATTCAAATGATTATTGTAACAAGTGGTAACTTAAATAAATATAAATTAAATTTAGAAGATAAAAATAACTTAAAGGATGATTTTATTAAAAGAGATCCAGGATTATCACTCACACCATTAAAATTTAGTAAACTTGATTTGAAAATGTTATGGGCATCACCTAAGTTATCGGGGCTTGCCAAAAAGTTTATATTAAATATATTATCACATACACTATTAATAGGCATAGAAATGTACAATATAATCAATAGCCCTGATGTTGACATTAAAGAATTTAGTAAAATATTAATAGACAGTATAGAGAAAATGAAAAAACAAATTCCTAGATGCGATAAGGCATTTGATATTATAGCAAATTCAGTTAATTTACTAGAAAATAATTTCGATAGTTATTATAAAAATAGTATAGAAGCAGAAAATCCATCGATAATCATAGAAAGTTTTATAGTTGATGTTTCTATGACACAGAATGCATCCCCTGCAGTAACTAATCAATTTAAAAAAATTATAATGTTTATGAAAAGACAAACTGCCAGTAGTAAAGATCCAAGAATTGCTAAATTATTTAAAGTATTGAATTCCCAATTTGATATGATGTCTCCTAACGACAATGAACCAGATACTGATAGTGGCGAAGAAGGGGTAGACCCAGACGATTCCGAACCAAACAATAAAGACAATAGTAAAAGTGATCTAATTGAAACTGATGTATACGATGATGAAGTCGATCAATGTTCTGAAAATAAAGAAAATGAGAAAAATGAAGAAAATGAGAAAAATAAAGAAAATGAAGAAAATGAAGAAAATTAATAATTATGAGCAAAAAGATGTCGCCTAAATTCATGCATTAAATTATCACCTATAGCATTATTTTCAAAAACTGTACAAGATATATCACACAATCTACATAAAATATAAAACAAAGAATATGAACCACAACTATGATTATCCTTTTGATTAACTATTCTTGTTGCATTGATACATTTAATCATAGTATCATCATTATTAATATTATCCGAATCATCACCATTATATGGACTGCTTCCAGTAATGTCATATGTTTTATTATCATTATTTGATATAGATTTTTTGTCAAAACAATATTTTAACATTTCATGTTTTATCGAACTCATTAAGTCCGATATCTCAGGCAGTGGATTATCACCACTTGAATTAAAATGTTCAATTGTAAATGGATTTTTTGAGAAATCGCCAAATATAGCAAACCAATGCTCACCACCGCCGGTTGATACATCGGTATTAAAAACAACACCAAAGCATCTAATACCTTTTTTATAGTATTCGGAAAACTTTATTTTATTTAAATTTTTTTTTTCGTCCGGATTAGAATTAGATTTTTTAAAATCTCTCATATGAAAATATATATGTAAAAAATGTTTATCTTTAAATAAATCTTCAAATTGTTCTAATGTATCATCTATATTTATATTAGAAAACCACTCCTTCGAATCAAATGGACCGGGTTGTTTAAGTTGTGATATTTGTTTGTTTAATAAATCAGTATCTATATCTAATTTATCCGACGAATTTCGTATCTTTTCTAATAAGCAACTTATAGTGAGGTAATTACATTCTAAATATTCAGTTAATTTTTTAACTAATTCGTCATTATCATTGCTATATTTAATATTATAATGGTCGGCGACCTTCCGAATTAGTTCATATATTTTAGGATCAATACATTTTTTTTTAATACAGTCCCCTTGTATATATTTAAACGGCTTTAAAAATAGTTTATTAATCGCTAATTTACATTTATCTATTTGGGTTTTATCTATTTTTGTCATTATATATTATTTATATAAATTTAAAAACTATTGAAATATAAAAATATTTTTCAATATATAATGACAGACATAAAAAAAATATTCGGAGGTATTAATTCATCGAAAAGAATACAATATATGATAGGCGGAACGATGAATAAAAATTCTAATAAAAGTATTATTTATAAAAATATATCCAATATTACACAAAATGAAATACAACTAAAAATGATAGAATATAATGCATTTAAAAAACAGTATTTAAATAATAAAATAGACATAAAGTATGCTATGATATTAGAATCGCTATTATACGACATATTGCCAATTAAATGTAAATCATTTGAAAAAGAAGTAACTACTATTGAAAAAATAGAAAAACTATATAAATTAAATAACATTGACTTTTTTCATATAATTGTCGAATATTTTAAAGTAAGTGACATTAAATCGGTATCTTATGAAATAGTATTTTTTTCATATAAATTACTATTAGAAAAATTAATATCTATATTTATAAAACTAAGAACTTCTATATGTGATGACAATGATATGGTAAATTTGGAAAAAAACTGGAAAGAATATGATAATTCTAAAAATATAAACACGAGTTCTATTTTTCTATATTTTATATTTAATAAAATTCAGTCTCTGCCTAAATATAACTGGATTATAACTGATAAAAAATATAAAAAATTAAATAATATTATTAAGATATTTTTAACTAAACTAAATAGTATAAAATATGATTATAATGGATTTTGCCCCTATGATATTAAAAATAGAATTAAGTCTATATTTTCATTTCCGATATATGAATTATTAAAATGTATTATTGAAATGGATTCTAAAAAAAAATATAAATATATATATGATGGAATATATGAATTAGTGGATTATTTAAATGTCAATAAAGATTATATTAAAAATAGAATAAATATAGATAAAATAGTAAGTCTTGACAAATTGAATAATATTAAATTATTAAATATAAATAGAAAATTAGAAAAAAATACAATAGATATATATGTAAATGCCATAAAATATACGTTTGACTCTTATATTAAATTTACTCCTTATTTAGTGTTAGTTGAAAATAAATTTTACGAATTATCAATAAAAATAGAAAAAATAAATAATAAAATAGAAAAAATATAGTTTTATAAAGTAAAATTATTTAAATTAGTTAGATCCTTTATACTCATAGTGTTTTTAAATAATAGACTAAGTTCCGGACTTTTTTGTATATTTGCCGAATGTGTCTGTTTTAAATAAATATCATTAACCGTATCGCATATGGAATTATGTATGCGGGATTGTAGTTTTAACAAAAAACATTTATAATAGTTAATGGGGACTAGTGAAATGTGATGAAATTTATAGTTATGTAATTCATTAATATTAAATAATTTTATACAAGTTTTTTCCAAAAAAGCGCCATTATCAGTACTATTTAATTTATATTTATTTCTTTGTTTATAAAATTTTTTTAAAACATTAATATTAACAAAAACTAATCCTATATGGTAATATTTACGTTTAGTTGAATAATTGCAGTCTAAGTATATATTGTCTAAATTAACTATACCACAAGTCTCTTCATATATTTCGCGAATAGCAGTATCATTTAAACTTTCGTTAGCTTCGCGTGTTCCTTTAAATGGAAACCACTCGTTTTTTTCCATTCCCAATACTATATGTATTTCATTTTTGTATAAAGTGAAAATTAAAGCACCGCATGAATGTTTTTTCATTTTATATGGGTAAATGATTTATATAATAAAACAATAGTGTATTTATATATATTTAATACGGTTCCTTTAAGAAATAATTTACATTTGTATCAAAAATTGAATTATTTATACTAAATAAAATATGAACGAATTTTTTAATATTTATAAAAATATACAATTATTTATTACCGATTATAGAAAATATGAACTCTTAGATAAATTTTATAACTTCGTCGATTTTAAAAAAAAAATACAAGATGAAAGTTATATTATTCATAAATGCTTAGATTCAGTTAATCAAAAAAAAGTATATATATACATACTAAGTGAAAATAATTTATATACCAAATCAACGAGTAAATTTAAAAAACTATTTAATAAAATAGAAAATGATGTTTCAAAGGTAATTTTAATCACTAAAATTGATATCAGTATATATATTAATAAAAGTATAAATACTTATACAAATCTTAATGTAAGTATGTATCTACATAAACACTTTCTCTTAGAAATGGCAAAAGGTCCACTATGTTCCAAACACAGTATTTTATCAAAAAAAGAAGTTACCCGATTATGTACTCAAGATCTAATTTTACACCCATTAAGTTTACCGTCTATATCAATAATGGATCCTCAAAACATATGGATCGGTGGCGAACTGGGTCAAATAATAAAAATAGAATCATATTCAGAATTAACAGGAAAAACTATACGATATAGAATAGTATCACCCGGGTCTGGTAAAATGAACAATTTAACCAATATGAATAATAATATATCAATGAATAAAAATAACACTGATACGGATGCGGCTGATGCCGATGTATATTCTGATGAAAAACAAGAAACGGGGACAGATAATAATATAAATGATGACAAAATGTCAAATATTGAAAAAACACCGACAACTAATGAATATATAGACGATGAAGATGAAGATGAAGATGAAGATGACGATGAAGATAATAAATAATCAGTCTTTAATTATAAAATCCATATATTCCGATGTATCATATCCGCATTTTTTAAGAATTTTAGATTTAGGAAAATATTTCTTAAATATATTAATTTTATCAGTTATATCGTCAACGCTATTAATTTCTCTAAGAATACTAATAGTATTAATAATACGGTCTTTATATTTTTTTACATATCCTAATTCTCTCGCTTGGTATATAATATCAGATTTAAATAATTTCCACGGTAGAAACCCGAGTATATTATAATCCGGTATACCCGATGCATTATTAATATTCTTATTTATTATTTCTTTATAATTTTTTAAAATAATTTCAGGGTTATCAAATTTATATTTTTTTTCTTGATGTTTTATAAAGTCATTTTCATTATATTTTGGTAAAATATTAGGATCTAAATAATTTACTGATATTAACTTTTCATCATATAATAACATCAAATCATTGAATTCAAAATAATTGCTGTTTCCGAAATCTTTAACTTTTATATTTTTTCCTGTATTTAAATCATTAAAATATTTATACAGAGCAACTTCTGAGATTTTATTATTATTCATATTATTAAATAATATATTCATTTTGTCATTACTTGAATCCGACCCATCCTCTGAATCAGACTCCGAATCAGACTCAGAATCATATGATATAATATCCTTTACTTTACAGTATTTGGCGCTGAATTGTTTTTTTTGTAGTTCTGTTTGATAAAATAATATTATACCATAGGCAAGCGGTTCTTCAATTTCTATTTTTGATTTAATGTCTTTATTATGAAAATTTGTATCATAGTCTTTGTTATTTCCCAGCATATCAAAATTACATTTTCTATACATATTATTTATAAATATAGCAAAGTCAATAAACGGTATACTACATAATCCCGTTTTTACCTGCGGTTTGTAATGAATTGGTATTTTACCATCGGGTATACTTGTAAAAGGGGCTTTATATTCAAATAATACAGTACAGTATTCTTCTGTTTCAATATATTCATCGCTACACTTCATTTTAACAATACCAATACCGTCAGGACTGTATCTCTGGTATTCAACGGACCCCTGTAAACTGCCGGTTTCCTTTATATTATCTATATCAAATAGTATTTCAGCTATTTTTTGAGTTAGCGGTTCAAATAAATTACCCCACCGGGTCGCTAAATTGCCATTAAATTTTGTAAATCCTATTTTTTGAGCAATTAAATCATCTATTTTTTGATATGGATTATCGCCAGTTATTATAGACATCTCACTTCCTCCGATATTGTATTTTCTTATTTCATGCCACTCCAGACTTCCTTGAGTCGCTAGATTACTATTTTTTTTTAAAAAATTATTTAGGATTTGTTCTTTGTGTTTTTTATGAACAGTAGATGTTAAGTTTATTTTTTTAATTATTTCTTCAAATGTTATGTTCATAATGGATAATATTTAATTTATCCTTATAAATATAAGATGGATTATATTTATATCAAAAACAATGAATACTGATAATATTACTAAAATACATGATATTTATGTAAATGTTTTAAATCACGGTGCTGACATATACAAAAATAATGATGGAATTTTAGATGATTCTTATTTATTTAAATTAAAGACAGCGGCTACATATATAACGGAATTAAATAACAAATTAATGAGTATAATTAATATATCAAATCAGTTAATAAATGGATGCATTGATAGAATAGATGAAGTAAAAAGGGAACTCAATTTAGAAAAAAAATACAAAGGACATCCGGAAAAAGTTATGCTAGTTTTTAAGGAATTAAATAAAGGATTACAATGGGGTGATATATCAAATATTGAAGATAGGAAAGAAAAATTAATTAACAACATTGACACATTCACCAATACTAAATTAAATATGAATATATATGATGAAAAAATAATATATAAATCATTAAATAAAATATATGATACTAAATTAGATTTTGATTTTAAATTACCTATAATATCAGATATCAAAGATATACCACCCTCATTATATTGGTATAATGGCGATTCTGATAATATTGAAGGAATATATATGTCATTAAATTCAGATGTTTTTATACGGGTACCATTTCCTGATACTGTAGATTATATGAATAATAATAATAAAAAAAATACAATTAAATGTAAAAACAAAACAATTGATAAATGTAAAAAATTTAGGGATGGTATAAATGTAAATAATAATTATGTACATAATTGTAATTATTTACATTCAGGCGATAAATTCTTGAAAATAAATAATATGACAAGGTCTTCAAATAATTCGCGACTAGGAAAACATTCTCATATAAATAAAGACTTAGAAAAAACCACATATTCCGACATTCAATCAATTATGTTATATAGTGTGTCGGATATATTATTAAATAGTATATGGATACAAAAACAGCAAAATATAGGTAATATATTAAAACAAATAATTACTGATATTGAAATCAGTGTATAATAAAATTCATAATAGTATATGTAAAAGCGATTTGATTATTTTTTTTTTTAAAATCATTATAATTATATAAAATGGAAAACAATAATTTATTAGTAGCATTGCTTTTCTTTACTGTCGTTTATTATTCAATTATTAATAAAAATTCTGATAGGAATACAATAGTAATTATTACTGGGATAATTATATGTTATATATTAGGTAAAAATCACAAATCAAAATCAGATACTATTATGATTATACCACCGAATTCAGATTCAGATTCAGATTCAGATTCAGATTCAGATTCAGATTCGGCATCAGATTTGGGTTCAAATTTAAATACAGATTCAAATAATAATAACATATATCAAAATACAGTGAATTCTAGTAGATCCAACAGACCCAACATACTACATCCTAACATGTCCAATATACCACAGTCTAACAGATCCAATATACCACAGTCTAACCGACCCAATATACCACAGTCTAACCGACCCAATATACAGCAGTCTAACAGACCCAACATACTACATCCTAACATGTCCAATATACCACAGTCTAACAGATCCAATATACCACAGTCTAACCGACCCAATATACAGCAGTCTAACAGACCCAATATACAGCAGTCTAACAGACCCAATATACCACAGTCTAACAGACCCAATATACCACAGTCTAACCGACCCAACATACCACAGTCTAACATGACCAACATGCCGCAACCCGACCAACCCGGTCGACCTAATCAACCCGGTCAACCCAACCAACCCGGTCAACCCAACCAACCCGGTCAACCCATTCAACCCAACCAACCCGGTCAACCCATTCAACCCAACAGACCTAATCAACCCGGTCAGCCCAACAGACCTAATCAACCCGACCAACCCAGTCAGCCCAACAGACCCAGTCAACCCAACCAACCCAGTCAGCCCAACAGACCCAGTCAACCCGGTCAACCCAACAGACCTAATCAACCACCACGAGTTCAACCCGAACCTAATATATTAAAAAATATACCATTATTAAATTTATCCGATAGACCAATTCCGTTAGAATATAGTGAAAATAATTATAAATATAATGTATTTAAGGAAATAGGGTCTCTTGGTGATAATAAGTTAGCTTATTTACAAAAACACAGGGGAAATAAAAATAAAGAAGCAATGGATAACAGATCGCGGTTTAATAAATATACCAATATTAACTATTTCGCAGATGAACTTAAGGAACATTCTAATTCTATATGGTGGGATGATGATGAACATTTAGAACAAATGTTTTAAAAAAAAATGAATAAATTATATATAAATAATCAAATGGAACATTCACCTGATTATTCGACTGGCAGACTATCAAACTTTATACATAAGTCATGCAAATGTACACGTTGCCAAAATTAAATTACATGAATCTAAGTTATGCCTAACGAATGCAATAAGAAATAAACGAAATTGGAATGTAGTTGGAGCCCCATATGAAGTACAAAAAAAGTAGTATTGTGTAGAAATTTATACAATAGTGCTTATTCTAATTTAAGCGATTTACGATCAAGATATAATACGATTTTATGGGAATATGAATTATATATTAAGGTATGGGCAAGAATTACCGAATCTAAGATATTACCTACCGCTTTATTACAAATTATCATAAACTATATATTAGATTAATTATAATTGTTTGAGTTTAATTTCATCAAAAAATATTTTATGTATTTATAAATCATCATCATTGAATCCTTCATCAAATGTATCTATGAAATTTTCATTTATTAATATTTTATTATATGATGTACCAATATTAGGAGATGTACCTAAGATTAAAGGACCTGATATTCCGCTAATATTATTTACTAACCCATCAACTGCTGCATTTTCTACAACTTGGATAGGTGATTGAAAACTAAGTCTCAATGTTATGTTACTCATTTCTCTTTTTTGTAGTCCGGTTCTATGAATAGATGTAATATGTCCTGAATATGTCATTTCATCGGCATATATACTACAATGTTCTTTACTGACCGATTCCATTGCTTTACGAAGTTCAATAATTAATTTATTCCGGGCGGCTTCTATACCATACATATCTTCAAACTCAAGAATACTATCTGTTTGAGTTTTGTATATATCAATATATTCATTATTTATTATGTCTTCTAAATTTGAACCCGATGTTGATATAGCATAAACTACCTTCGTGCTAATTTCACCATCTTCCTTAATATATGATTTAATTAATTTTGTTATTTCGGTAGAAAGTATATTTTTAACACCTCTTATTATTGAATTGTTAATTCGCTCGGAAATATTAATAACTAAATCTACATCAATAGCATTTTTAGAAATGGTATTTTTTATATAACAGCGGATTATTATATCATTATCATTTTCAGGTGTGTATACAAAGAATATATCAGGAAATAGCTTTGTTAGTATTGTTATAATTGTTTCTAATTTCATACTATTAATTATTAATTCTTCTTTATTTAGTGAATATCTAATACACCATTTTGTTAAATTTTCGGGAATTTTAATTCCTACATTATATTTTTTAAAATCGGTTATCATTTTTTTTTCGTGTATGTATTTGCTATGAACCGGTTCTCCAAATAATTCGTAGAAAATCCGAGTATCATTCGTAAATCGTTCAAACTGCATCATTTCAATATAATTAGCAATTTCTTGTACTTTATTTTTATTTTCCTCAAATTCTTCTTTTGGTATTATTAACATAGTCGGATTTTTCATTTTATCGGTTTCTTTCGCCCCCAATATTTCTTTAACTCTATCTATTGTTCCGGTTTTAGAACCACCGCCACCGCCTGTTCTGTGCTTAGAATCAAGTACATATTGGGTCATTGGTTCTGATACACATTGAGCAGCTAAAACTCCAATTGATGTTCCATAATTTATTAAAGATTGTTTAAATGTAATAATAATTTTTTTTATAATAATGTCTATTAAAATATCATTAATATTTTTTCTTAATAAATTAGATGTACATAAATAACTTCTAATAAAAATACATATTAATAGAGTTGCTGTTTTAATATATTCGGGAATTTCCATTTTATTTATTTCTTGTATTTTATTAAAGTATAGATATGGTATGGTATTACATAACGAATTTACTTTATTTATTGTTTTGACCGGGTCTAATATTTTTTTAGATGCTGGAAGTTCGTCCATTACATCAGTGTAATCATATGCGCAATTTTCAATAATTCTAAATAAATTTATAGGCAACTGGTGAGTATTATCAAATAAACTATTACCGGGATTATGTTTCTCTAGAGTCATAAATATATGACGATATAGTTCTCTATCCTGTTTGATTGTATTATATTCATCGTCTAAATATTTTTTAACAGTATTATTCTTATATATTTTATTAACATCTGATAACTTAGTGTGGTATTCAATTTCTAAATTTTTGTCACTTATAAGTACTGATAATAATTTTACCTTTTCAGTTTTTCTTGTGTCAAACCCCGATTCGGCATATAATGGTTGAATTAAATTCTGGTCTTTCATTGATTTATAGCAATTATCAATTAAAATTGATTCTAAATTCTTTATACTCAATCTATTTTGATGACCTGTTATACTAGTAGATAATGCATTATTAATTAGACCATGTCTCGCTTCTCCTGCAATAAACGGAAATATATCCGAGGTTATGCCTTCTCTAAATGAGTTGGGTATATAACCTAATGATCGCGGTTCCATGTCAAATCTTAAAAAGTACGGCGAAGTTCTGCCATAACTGAAATTTCGCACCATTCGGTGCCCGTTTATTTGTTGGGTTCCAATTGCTCCATTAATAGCAATTACATTAGTCGCTTTTCCTTTTGACCCCGTAAATACCAACTTGGCTAGATTATTATTATCAAAATCAATATCTTCTAATATGGGTTCAACAAAATCATCACCGGGTTCTAGAGCATTTATTTGAGCGGTCTCGTAATATTCAATTAAAGTCATTCCTATAGGCGGAGTTAGATTTCCGAAATTTAATTTATGTGTAATATTTCTTGATTCTAATATCATTTTAGCAGCTTTATCTTTTACTTTTTTAATTGCTTCTGGTGATATATTGATATCATATATGCCAATCGTAAATCCCGAATATAGAAAGAAGAATGTTGATATCTGTTGCATTGAGTATATAGTATCTAAGGCCGCATTATTTCCATATTCGTTATTAATAATATGAATAATGGAACCAGCAGTGTCTTGTCCTATTGTACTTTTATCCAATATACCCTGAATTAATTTACCTCGTTTAATTATGACATGGGTATCTTCGGGATTATATTTGATAAATGGAGTATACTGCTCCATAAATAATTTAGATTTCTTCTTAGGGTAGTTAATTTTTGGAAGGAATAATTCAAACATTTCTCTGCTTTTATAACTTTTTTTATTAAATGAAAAATCTTTATTATTAATATCAATTTGAGCAAACATCTTCATAGCATGATATTTATCTAGTATAATATCAGACCTGGTAAATTCTGACATACCAATAAGGGCATCCTGGAATGCCCCCACTTTTGGAGCACTATCTTTATAGCAAACGACCCAATTATTAACTAATGATAATTTTTGTAATTCATTGCGAGCTTGTATGTTTTGGCATACAAGTCCGTTCATTTGGTCGCCATCAAAATCGGCATTGTAAAAATTACAAGCGGATACATTCATGCATAATGTATTACCCTTATTTAATACAACAATCCTATGAGCTGAAACACTACAATATAACAAGGATGGTTGTCTATTAAATCCAATAACATCGCCATTTATCATATCTCTCATAATAATATCGCCGTATTGTAATTCGTAATCATCGTCAAAGAATTCTATTTTATAAAATTTATTATTTGTTTTTTTTATAATTCCGGAACATCCAGGATATATATTTTTTTTATTTAAGAAATATAATTGCATTCTGTCTTTATTGTAACTACGGACTGTTTCGGGAATTTGTATTGATCTGGCAATTGAAATAGGAACTCCTACTTCATCTATTTTCAACAAATTATCACCGGTAATGACTGACCGCATCATATATCTAACCCGTTTACCCATTAAATTTCGACGAATTCGTCCTTCTTTTTTAGGAATACGACTAGCTATAGAATTTGGTGTTTTATTGGTATTAGTTATTATTCTAACTTGATTATTGGAACCAGAACTGCCTTTAATCATTTCATAGTAGGTCATAT